CGCTTACGTGTAATCGTTACCGCAAGCTCACCCAGGAGAAGCGCATGCCCGACATCACCGACGAAGAACTCACCAACCTCCGGGCCCAGGCGGAAGCCGGCCAGTCCGCCGCCGCCGCGCTCGAGCAATCACAAACCACGCTCGCAGCCGCAAACGAAGCCCTCATCGCGGCATCGCGAGCCGCCAACCCGACTATCCCGCCCGCGCTCATCGCAGGCGCCACGCCCGAGGAAATCACCACAAGCATCGAAGCCGGCCGAGCAACCGTGCAGGCCGTCCTCGACGCCAACCCTCCGGCTCATCCTGCGAGCAGCGCGCCGCCGGGATCCGCCCCGCCGGCGGTCCCGGCCGGCGCGCCACCACGCGCCAACACCAACGAGGTCCCTGAAGGACTGCGCGGCGCCGACCGCATCGCGCTTGGCATCGAACACGCAAGAGAGGCAGCACAATGATCGAACTCACCATCACCCTCTGCACTGTCGCCGCCGTCGCCGCGTTTGTCCTCGCGCGCGGCCCCCGCTTTCTCAACGCGCTCCTCACCTCCGAACTCGGCGCGCTGACACTCGCCGAAGCCGACAAGTACAGCACCAACCAGGTAGCCGTCGGCGTCGCCGAACTCTCGATCGACGCCAACCCGCTCCTGCAATTCCTCCCGTGGGTCCCCGTCCTCGGGAACGCCTACCAGTACCAGCGCCAACTCACCGCCGCACCGCCCGTCTTTCTCGCGCCAGGCGGCACCGTCACCGAAGCAACACCCACCACCACCCTCGTCAACACCGGCCTCAAAATCCTGATCGGCGACGCCGACGTCGACAACTTCCTGCGCATCACACGCAGCAAAGACCAGGACCTGGCCGCAGAACTGCTCGCCCTCAAATCAAAAGACTTCGCCGACAAACTCGGCGACGCGTTCGTCTACGGCAGCATCGACGCAGCCGCAGACGAGTTCGACGGCATGCACGAAATCCTAGCCGACGACCTCATCGCCACCCAGACGATCAACATCAGCGCCGACGCCGTCGCCGACCCCGCCTCCTTCACCTTCCTCGACCAGCTCATCGACCTCGTCCGCGCACCCGGCTTCAAGGTCATCCTCGCCAGCCGCCGCAGCATTCGCGGCATCCGAAAGCTCGCCCGCGCCCAGGGCTGGGATCTCGCGCTCTCACAACCACAAGGCATCAACCGGCCCATCATGATGTACAGCGACATCCCGCTCCTGCCGTGCGACTTCCTAACCGACACCGAAACGCTCACCGCCGGCGGCCTCTTCAGCGTGAAGACCGGCGGCACCGCGTCCAGCATCTTCGCTTGCAGCCTCGACCCAACCGGGCTCCACGGCATCAGCGCCGACGACCCCAACGCAGAGGACGACCTCGGACGCATCATCCAGGTCGAACACGTCGGCACGCTCGAGACCAAGGACGCGCAACGCTGGCGCGTGAAAGGCTACAACGCGCTCGTCGCCCGCCAGACGCAATCACTCGCCCGGCTCACCGGCATCAGCTCCGGCGACTGGACCAACTAGCACCCATGGCCGGCGGAGTGTTCTGCACCACCTGCCAGACCCGAGTCATCCTCGAGCAGGACGGCGTCAGCTGCTCCAACTGCGCGAACGTCATCGTCGGCCCACCCCCGCCCCGCAAACCCACGCCAACACCGCCACCGCCCCCACCGCCCAAGGACTAGCGGCCAGTGGCCGACCTACTCCCCGACCAGCTGCGCAACCGCGACCGCGAACGCCGCAACGCGTACCGCACCAACCTCGCCTTCTACGAAGGCCGCCAGTGGACCAACCAACGCGACCGCCGCCGCCGGCTCACGTTCAACTACTGCCGCGCGATCATCACCAAAGCCACTTCCTACCTCATGAAGGACCGCACCGTCACCGTCGCGCCCGACGGAGACAGCGACGAAGCAGCCGCGGCCGCCGCCGACGCCGAACTCGCCATCAACGCCGTCTGGGACCAGAACAACCTCAACCAACTCGACTTCGACACCGAACTCGACTGCGCAGTCCTCGGCGACGCCGGCTACAAAACAACCTGGGACCCCATCGCAAAACGCGTTCGCATCTCCGCGCCAGACCCCGCCGGCGTCTTCGCCTGGCGGTGGCCCGACGACCCCTCCCGCGTCTGGCGCGTCGCCTCCCAGTACCAGCTCGACCACGACAGCGTGCTCGCCGTCACCGGCGTCGACCCGCCCGCGATCGCAGGCCGCCAACGCACCCACACAATCACCGAAGATTGGACCTCCCAAACCTTCCAACTCTGGATCGACAAGACACTCGCACGCGACGAACCCAACCCCTACGGCTTCGTTCCCTTCGTCCTCTTCCCCAACCTCCGCGAGCCAAAACGCGAGTGGGGCACGTCCGACGTCGACCAGCTCATCGAACCCCAACGCGAGCTGAACCGCGTCGTCACGCAGACCAGCAAAATCCTCGAACTCTCCGGCAACCCCATCGCCGTCCTCGAAGGCATCACCGAAGCTCAGGACATCGCCGTCGTCCCCGGCGCCATATGGGAGATCCCCACCGACGCCAAGGCCTCCACCCTCGACCTGCTCAAAGGCGGAGGCATCCGCCTCCACATCGATTTCCTCGACAAGGTCTACCGCGCAATGCACGACCTGGGAGAAACACCGCGCGCCGCCTTCGGCGACACCAACCGCGACCTATCCGGCGTCGCCCTCGAGCTCGAGCTCGACCCCCTCATCAAGAAGGTCGATCGCAAACGCCTCATCCGCACCGACGCCTACCGCCAGCGCAACACCCAAATCATCGCGCTCCTCAACGCCTTCGCCGGCATGGACCTCGGCGAACCCAACCACTCGATCGCCTGGGGCAGCATCCTCCCCACCGACCGCGACCGCCTCGTGCGCGACGAAGTCGCACTCGTCAACGCCGCCATCCACTCACGCAACCACGCCGCCGACGCGCTCGGCCACATCCACGACCCCGCCTCCGAGTTCCAACGAGTCCTCGAGGAAGAAGCCGCCATCGCCGCCGTCAACACCGCCGCACCGTGACACACCGCACGGCCCCGCCCGTCCACCTCACCTACGCTCACCGGCGGCACGTGCACGGCTGCGCCACCTGCCGACGCGCCTCAAGCTGCTGGGGCCCCTGCCACGGCGTACCCATCTCCCACTGCATCTACTGCGCCTCCGGCTAGAACCCCGCCAGTGACCGGCCTCCTCGGCCTCCGTCCCTACCAGCTCCACCCCGCCCGCGCCATCCTCGACAGCATCCGCGCACGCGCCGGCCGCTCCTTCGTCGTCATCATGTCGCGACAGTCCGGCAAGAACGAACTCAGCGCCCAGCTCGAAACGTTCCTACTCACCGCCGGACCGTCCCTCGACATCGGCCCCATCCACAACATCAAGCTCGCCCCCACCTACACACCGCAGGCCCGCATCTCCCGAGACCGCCTCCGCCACGAACTCCGCGCCGCCCGCGTCCCCCACAAACTCGAAGGCCAAACCATAACCGTCGGCGACGCATCGCAGACATTCTTGTCCGCCGAGCCCGCAGCCAACATCAGCGGCCACACCGCAACGCCGCTCCTCGAGGTCGACGAGGCGCAAGACGTCAACATCGACAAGTACGATCGCGAGGTCGCGCCCTTCGCCGCGGCCAACAACGCCACCCGCGTTTTCTACGGCACGGCGTGGAGCGAAGACGACCTCTTACACCGCGAGCGGACAGCCGCCGCAGACGCCGAGACGCGCGACGGCATCCGGCGACTGTTCCTCTACGACTGGCAGGTCCTCGCCGCCATCCAACCCGCTTACAAATCGTACGTGCTATCCGAACGCGAACGACTGGGCCCCACACACCCCATGTTCCAAACACAGTACGAGCTCATCCCGCTCGCCGCCGCCGACCGTCTCCTCAACCCCACACAACTGCGACAACTCGCCGGCGACTTCCCGCCGCTCACCGCACGCCCAACCGGCGCACCCGCGATCGCCGCAGGCCTCGACATCGGAGGCGCTGCCGGCGTCTCGCTCGACCACGACCGCACCGTCCTCACCATCGCTACCGTCACACCACCAACGCCAGCCGACCCG